CTGGGATTTCTTCACAGAAATCCTAGCAGTTGATTCAATAAAACTACATATTCTCCTTAGTAGTATGGCCAACACCCAGGTATCGAGGAGATTCCCTGCAAGTTTTGGTATATGAACGGGCCATATCACTGGTCTTTGAGAATTAACAGCTTTATTTCTAATGCCCGGCAGGGCTTTAAACATGCACCCAAATTATTTGTTATATATTTACATGGTGGCATCGCTTTTAGAGCGACCACATAAAAACTTAAACAATTTGCGTAATTTCCCCACAAAATACAGAAATATATAAATAGGGGAGAAAGCGTCAGGCAGTAGAAGATCTGTAATGGTTTTCACCGGAGCAGTTTGAACATTGTGCAAGCACCGATGGTCCCATAGTTTATACTATGATTGAGATAGCGACCTTCACCTCTGATTGCAGGAGGCGTGAGCTTCATAGTGTTCTTATTGCTCCAGATTTTTGATCTGTTTTGATTACCGGGCATGTAAGAGCCAAGCCCAAGACATGTACTATGTCTATAACAATAGTACCGTTCGGATTCGATAAGTCCACCTAAAGAAACAGAGACACATACAACAAAGATGATTTTTGCGAGAAACGCGAACAACGATCCTCACATGATGTGGGTGGGAAATGCCACCTATCAGCTCCTCTGTTCACATGTCAGAGAGCGGAATTTATTCCGACTCCAGTTTCCGAGTGTGACTCCTTACAGAGTTTACACTGTAGTTGATGACTCCGAGCGTGAGCTTGGAGGGTGCACTAAGATGCACACCTTGCAGTCTGGCGAAGATTACACACATGAAACAGAACAGGACAAGAGTAACAAGTCCTGGAACATGTTGCAGCTTTTTGCCGGCAAATATCTCCAATCTAGGTTTTCCAAGAAGGAGATCGCAGAGATGAACGAGAGCATCTGGTTCCACGTAGAAAGTCTTCAGACATTGTGGTATCAATGCCAACGTGCACAGATTTTACCAGATTACTGGTTTTGCATCTCTGCATACATTCGATCAGTCACGGGCAAACCAGTTATGACAGGAGCTTCCATGCTCTTTGAAACACTTGGTAAGTGGCTGAATGAGGCCATCACCATGGTGGCCGATGAGTTGCAGTCCTCAGAAGAGAATGTGGGAGGAGAAAATCCTTTTACGCGATTCAGGAATTGGCTCGCTAAGTACGAGCACGTTGCAGCTCACCCCATTGTGCAGCGAGTGAAGAAAATCTTCCGCTATGTCATGTCATTTGCGCTCTTGGAGCGTTTCGGAATCACATTTTCTACCTTTTGGTATGACAAAGCTGAGGAGGAGTACATTCGCTCCCAACACTCCAGTAGTAGTGACTTCTTGGTTTCAGTTATTGAGGGAGTTTCCTTCATTCTGGAACGTCTGTATGACTGCCACAAGACCGGAACGTGGTCACCGATCGTTCACTCTGGTCGCAGTTATGCTTCGTGGATTGATACAATCTACCAGATCAAGGAGGATGCTATGAAGATGCACAACCCTGAGGCAAATGGGCTCTCCTACCATGAGTTTGTTGCCCGTGTGAAGAATGCTATTGAGAAAGGGGAAGCTATCTGCAAATATGCAGTTGATGTACCCACATCAGACAAGAACCTTCTCAAACGCCTCTTATCGGAGGTCCGTCTAGTTGAGGCAGACATGCTGACAAAGGCGGCAGCGCGACAATCGCGCGATGCACCATTCACGGTCCTCTACTATGGAGGTTCTGGTATTGGGAAATCTACCCTGCAGAAATTGACATTCTCGCACTATGGAAAACTGTTTAAGTTGCCCACAAGTGACGAATACCACTACTCACGATCACCAGATAGTGAATACTGGTCAGGATTCCAGACGTCCGTTTGGTCGTTGGTTCTCGATGACATTGCTGCTCAGAACCCCAATATGGGTCCAGATAAGTCGATGAGTGAGATTTTACAGATCGTGAACAACATTCCGTACACACCTCCTCAAGCAGATTTGGCAGATAAGGGTCGAACCCCTCTCCGCGTGGAGTTGGTGCAGGCCACCACGAACACAAAGAGTTTGAACGCAGCAGCGTATTACTCAAATCAGCTCGCAATTCTGCGACGTTTTCCCAATGTCGTCACAGCTTATGTGAAATCCGAGTATGCTTCCAATCCGGAGGCTCCTGAGGGGGAGCGAATGCTGGACTCTTCCAAGTGTCCTCAATTGGCGCCTGGAGTTTATCCTGACTATTGGCGTTTTGAAGTGGAAAAGGTTCGTCCCACGTTGGGAAATGATGGTAAGCAGTATGCTCACTATGAGAAAATCCACGTCTTTGAAGACATTTACAACTACATGTCGTGGTTGTCGGCTGAGGCTAAGCGCCACAAAAGCAACCAGGATGTCATGAAGATGGCTCAGGCCAGCTACATGGAGACAGAGATCTGTGACATTTGTTACCGACCGTCAGTCGCGTGTGAATGTCCAGAGATTCAATCTCAGGAGTTTGACATCACGACATGTGTAGCATCGAGTATTGCTACTGTTGTGCTAGTGACGCTATGGAACTATATTTGTCGCTGCGCTCCCATTTGGAAAGAGAGAATTTGCCAGTATGTGGAATCGCAAAGCTGTGCGATGGTGGATCGATGTCTTCGCCGTGTAGCCGCGGATACACAGATCCAGGCCTCAGGTGCTATTGCATTGGAGCAAATTGTTGGACAAGTGTCTGTTGCTCGAGTTGTCAAAGACCGCTTTAGTGCGACGGCCGATTCGATTGAAGAGTCGGTAGATGACCTTTACGAGAGTATCAAGTCACGCGTCAATGCTGCTGCTTTGCCCATCAAGGACAAAATTGAAATGGAGCGCAAACTCTTGCAAGATCAGATGTCCCGAATTGGAGATGCAGTGCGATCTAGTTTTGTAGCTAAATCAGCACTCCTATCTCTACTGGTTGGATTACCGATGGCTGCTGTCGCTTACAAAGCGTACAAGCAGGCTCAGAAGTTTGACTTGCAATCCTCGTGGCAAGAGGGAGGGCGTATTGATGCTCATGACGAGAAACCAAACCCTTGGTACCGTGATGATTACCGAACATCTGAATTTGATGTAGGTATGCTTACTTCCTCGTGGAAGGCACTGTCCCAGGAGCAAGTAGCAGCCAAGGTTGCGCGCAATTGCGCATACGCAGAAGCTCGTTACACTCGGGATGACCGAGAAAAGCGCAGACCAATGCGTCTTCTGGCACTTGGAGGGCAACTCTACGTGACCAATAATCACAACATCGCTGATGTGCCTGAGATGATGCTCAGTATTCATCTGAACACGCGTGAAGTGGGAGTTGGCTCCAGTTTTGAATTCCGCTTGGTTACTTCGACGGTTTTCCGTATGCCTGAGAAGGATCTAGTTTTCTTCATCATTGGATCGGTTCCTCCCAAGACGAATCTTCTTGATCTTCTCCCTGGTACGGATTTTAAGACAGTCTGCAACGGGTTATTGATGGGGAGATCACCTGAGGGTATCCCCGAACAGATGTATTTGAGAGCCATCACCAAGGGAAATAAAGAGACTGAGATTGGAGAGTTCACATCGTGGCTCTACCAGACACGCCAGAACACGGTGATGGGCCAGTGTGGATCTCCCGTTTTAGGAATGACACCATCCGGCCCTATGATTATGGGTCTACATCAGACAGGAGGGACTAACCTTCGCGGTAGTGCCGTATGCCTGACGAGACAGGATGCTCAGCTGGCCTTGCAGCACTTTGACAGACCTTTGGTTCAGGCCGGAGAGCCCGATCTTAGAGACGCACAGGGGAAGCAGATAGAGTTACAACCTCTGCACCACAAGAGTACCTTTCGGTATTTGGAGAGTGGGGTTGCCGATGTATATGGAACCCTTCCTGGTTTCCGGGGCGGAGGTAAGTCGAAGGTAGCCAAGACGTATATTCATGATGCTTGTGTCAAGAGAGGTTACCCTGTGACAACGGCAGCCCCTGTCATGCGCGGATATGTTCCATGGAGGCACGCTGTTCGCGATGTGGTCGAGCAACAGTTCACTGTAGATCAAGGAATTTTGGATGAGTGCGCCGAATCCTTTGCACAGGACATCATTTCCGGTCTCAGTGAGAGTGACAAACGGGAATTGGTGACACTCGACAATGATGCAACACTGAATGGACTACCAGGCGTGAAGTTTGTTGATAAGATGAAGCGATCTACATCGATGGGTTTCCCTTGGCGTAAGCGAAAGAGTCTATTTTTGACCAACTTCGGTGAGCACGATGTGTGGCAGGATTATGTCAAGTTCGACGATGAGTTCTATGAGAGAGTCGATGGAATTATCGCCAAGTATGAACAAGGAATTCGCCACAGCCCGGTTTTCATCAACCATCTGAAAGATGAGCCACAAAAGAAGTCGAAGGTGGAAGAAGGGAAGACACGTGTATTCTCCGGCGGACCAGCCGATTGGTCATTTGTTGTCCGGAAGTATCTGCTTTCCTTTGTCCGTGTAGTGCAGAACAACAAGCTTCTTTTTGAGTCCTGCCCAGGTACCAACGCTGCTTCAGCTGAATGGGATATTTTGTACCACCATCTTACTCAATTTGGAGGTGATCGCATTGTTGCTGGAGACTACAGCAAATTTGACAAGAAGATGAATGCGCAGATGATTTTATCGGCTTTTTCCGTGATTGACAAAATCATGAAGGCCGTTGGTCGAAGCGAACGGGACAGACGCATTATTGCATGCATCGCGTATGATATTGCATTCCCGGTATCTGATGTCAATGGAGATCTTGTGCAATTTTGGGGATCAAACCCTTCAGGTCACCCACTCACAGTCATTGTCAATGGACTGGTTAATGCCTTGTACGTCCGGTACTGCTGGAAACGAGTGGGCAATGACCTGTTGCGCTTCAAGAAGCAGGTTGCACTGCTAACTTATGGAGACGACAATATCATGGGTATCTCAACGGAGGTAGACAACTTTGATCACACTGTCTTAGTGAAACATCTCGCCGAGATTGGTGTTACGTATACCATGGCCGACAAAGAAGCAGAGTCCGTGCCTTTTGTGAGCATTGGTGACGTCACGTTCCTCAAGAGAGGGTGGCGCTATGATGCTGAAGTTGGTTCCCATGTAGCTCAGATTGAGCACGATTCGATTGCCAAATCTCTCACCATGCACCTTCCTTCAACAGAAGTGTGTGATGAGGCGAAGGCAGTTCAATCGCTTGAAGGTGCTTTGTACGAGTACTTCTACTACGGCAGGGCTGAGTTCGATAAGAGACGCAAAATGTTTCTGGAGATCATAGCAGAAGAAGACTTGGAGCCGTACGTCACACGGGAGTTTCCTACATTCGATCAGTTGCTGAATGGTTATCTGGAGGAATCGAAGGAATTCTACCCCACAGGGCGTTGCCCGCAATGTGAAAGCGAACACTAAAGCGCCACATGGGGCTTGAGTTATAAAGTCCCGCTCTGTCAAAACCAAAATGTAACCGTAAGGTGGTAGTTATCTAACATAGTTCATGGCTTTGAAGAACATGTGAGGAGACCACCGCGAGTCCCACTAGGGCGTTCCCCGAAGATCGTATTTACGATAGTGAATAGTAGGACCACGCAAGCCGCAACCCTGAGATACCTATGGGTTTAAAGTGTCTCAATGGGATTTTACCTAACCTGCAAACACAACACAATATACAAACAACGGCCTTGATGACTGGGAGGTGGCTCCGAAAGCCCCCCAGTTTAGCCGACAAGTTTCGGAATTGCGCCCTCCACGCTACAATTTCTCCGAGTTGAAACGTAAAGATCCTTGGGTATCGCGCATGCTCAAGAAATTAAAGAAGAAGAAGAGAGGAGAGATTAGCGAGCAATTACAATCTATGGAGGTACCAGCAACAGGTCGCCCACAGACAATTATGACAGAAAACATTACATTTGTTGATGGTGTCCTTAGTGATACAGTGGAAATGGGAGATCTGTCCGGCGGCAACTATGACCAGGATTCTGATGGGACTGCTAAATTAGCTCAGTATTTAAGTCGTCCTGTTCTGATATACACGTACAATTGGCCAGAGAACTCTATTGTTGATCCGAACACAGTATCTGTTCGCCCTTGGGCGGCATTTTTCGGTGCTCCGGCGATTGTTCGCAAGTTACACACGTTCTCACGCCTGCGAGCTAAGTTGCACGTCAAGTTTGTTGTGAATGCTAGTCCTTTCTATTTTGGTTCAATTCGAGCATGTTATTTTCCTTTGCAGGATCAACGTGCCGATTACCAGAATGCAAGTGACCAGATTCCGTTTTCGCAGACGCCAGGGGTATATTTGGAACCAGCCACTATGACCACTGCAGAGATGGTCCTACCATTTTTGTGGCCTAGTAATTGGTTGGATGTCCGCTCAATCTCTGAGTTCAATTCCATGGGCATTATCAAGTTCCTGCAATATGCAAATTTGAGATCTGCCAATGGGGTTACTGGAGCAGGGGCCACTATCCAGGTGTATGCCTGGGCTGAAGACGTTGAACTTATGGGCCCAAGTACAGTTACTCCATTGCAATCAGATGAATATGAGACGAAAGAAGGAACTATTTCGGGTCCTGCATCTTCTGTGGCTTCTGTTGCCTCTAAGATGACGAGTGTTCCTGTGATAGGTGAATTTGCACGTGCCACTGAGATAGGTGCTCGCGCAGTATCATCCATAGCTCGGATGTTTGGGTACTCCAACCCACCGATCATAGATGATGTGCACGGATACCAAAATAAGACATTTCATGCATTTTCCAACTCAGAGACACGCATGCCCATTGACAAGCTCAGTTTGGACCCCAAGAATGAAGTTACTGTTTCATCGAAGGTGGCCGGTATTGCAGAAGATGACCCGTTGGCTTTCAAGAATTTGCTCACCAAAGAGTCTTTCTTGCAAGGTACTTTGTGGAATTCGGCTCAATCACCGGACACCAACTTGTGGACTGCCGCTGTTCATCCTGGATATGCCTCACCAACTGCGGGAGGTTTCTTCACCACGATCCCGTCAGCTTATACCGCTTTTATGTTTAAATATTGGCGAGGTTCCATCAAATATCGTTTCAAGTTCATCAAGACGCGGTATCATACGGGACGTGTAGCGATTATGTGGGACCCAGCGGCCAACCCTATTTCAGCGGGTTTGGCAGCCACTACCACATTGTTCACGCGCATTGTCGATATTCAAGAGGAGGATGAAGTTGAGTTTATCGTGCCCTACAAGGCGCGAACACCACTTCTGGCGGTCAAGAATGTGTCCGATAGTTATTACTCCAATGGACCGACTCCCACGACGATTGCTAACGATCCGGAATCTACCAACGGTGTCCTCACCATGAAGGTACTGAACAAATTGACGGGTCCGGCAGCAAATCCTGAGATTGATGTTCTCGTGTACGTAAGTATGGGAGATGATTTCACATTTTCAGTGCCAGTGAACATTCCGCCAACCCTCAGTTCGGCAGACCCACTCGGTGTCATTCAGTCACAGGAACTTGATGTATCTCAATCGACCCCGACAGTTGACCAGCACGTTGCCAGTATCACTACGGGTGAAAATCTTGCCTCTTTGAGACCCCTACTTCATCGCACATCGTTATCGGTGGTGCAATTTTTGGGTGATCCTCGACAAGATACGACTGGATACAAAAACTGTGGTAACTTCTACGGTAAATGGCCAGTCGGGTATGGTCGTATGACCAATGGTCTGGGATGGGGTCTAGTTGGTTCACCTGCCGCCACGGGCCGTTTCAGTTTCAATGCCAATCATCCTGTTGATTTTGTTAGCAATATGTTTGTCGGTATTCGTGGTAGTATGAATTGGCATGCCAACGTGGTGGATGGCGATAGCAGGGTGAAAACCTTTGCCATTGAACGAACCTACACAAACCCCACCATCATTGGTACATCCGTTGATGCGGTGCAGAATGGTTTCACGCGAACGTGGACTAAGAGTACTATATCAGGATTGCAACGTGACACTTCACTTGGAGTGGCGCCCAATTACGTACGGTATCCAAAAGGTGGGGCAGGCGTTTCTCTCACCAATCCCACAGGGCAACCTGCTTTGTCCATCAATATTCCACAGTATCAACCGATTCGTTTCACGCCGGCGTTTTTCCGTCAGCGGAACTTTTTGTCTAATGACAACAAGTGGAATTTTGAAAATTTCGCCGTTTATGGCTCATTTTGGAACACCACCTCAGATCCTAACGGGGCTTGGCCCATAGTATCTTTGTTTGCTTCTGCAGGTGTTGATTTCCAAGTGTTACAGTTTTTGTGCACCCCTCGTCTATGGTATCAGCCTGTCCCTAATGCCGTAGAAAACCCAACCTAAAAGACTAGCGTGTCTGATGCGACTAGTGCTTATCCTAAGCAAAGTAGTACCAGAAGTTGTCCTCATTACGACACTTTTGGCGTCGATTTCTTTAACTCCCTCCTCGAAGAGTGGTACGAGAGATCAAGATGACTTAAATCTACCTGGTAAGAAGTAAAACAATCAGGATCACTTTTATTAACTATGTTACACATCATTTCGTGTAGATGGGTAAGTTTCCCTAAGCTGGTCCTGATGGACCGGAAAGGGTTTTTCCTTCCCTTCCTCGTAAGAGTCAGAGGTTTTTAATTGTGACCTGACTGAAAAGTCGGAG